TATTCCTAATTTCTTCATGGTCGGTTCGTATCCGCTCATCAGTTCTTGTGCTAAGGTTCCGCTGTCCCCACTCTTGGGATTCTTCTTTCCACTCGTTACTTCCCCATCCATCTTGGTTGGTGTTTTTAGCAACAAAGTAAAATCTGTCTCGCTTGTGCGGAGCATTGATGGCGACAGCTGGAAGAAGAAACGCTTGGACTTCGTATCCTTGACTTTCCAAGTCAGAACAGACCTCTTCGAAAACCAATCCGTCCGACCAACTAGCGATTCCACGAACATTCTCCCCCACGACATATCGGGGTTGGATTTCTCGGATTGCTCGGAGCATTTCGGGCCAAAGATGGCGTTCATCTTCTTTTCCCATTCTTTTTCCAGCGGTACTAAACGGCTGGCATGGGAAACCACCGGAGAGCACGTCAATTTTTCCTCTCCAAAGGGTAAAGTCAGTTGTCTTGATGTTGTCATATGATACGGCCTCAGGCCAATAGTATTTACAAATTTTTCTGCTAAAAGGATTTATATCGCAATGGAACTTATTCTCCCAACCCATCCACTCGGCTGCCAAGTCGAAACCCCCTATCCCACTAAACAAACTACCATGATTCATTTTTCTTCTGTGTTTACAGTAAACTGTTTATTGTAATATTCTTCTGCTGTTTTGTATGGATACATAACTTCTAAGGATCCGTGTACCCAAGCATTTATAATCTCTTGCTTTTCCATCTCTTTAGCCTGCTTAAGTATAGCATACCAGGTAAACTTATCTTTAGGTTCGTCCCAAAGCTGATGAAATAGCCACTCAACTGCGGTTTGTTTCTGTTCCATGCCTACAAATTAAATACAAAACTTTACAATTACCAAATATTTTTTATTTTTTGCTTTCGTGATACTCTCGCTTCAACCGCTCAGCTATCTCCATCGCCTTTTGATATGTCTTCATCGTCTCCCTCTTCCCAGAGAACTCCCAACGCTGATGACAATCCATACAATAGAGCATCCAGTTTTCGGGATGTTGCCTCAAAGTCGGATAACTCCCCTTTGTAATGATATGCGATATGAACATTGGATGAAAGTGTGGAAGACGTATACCACATTCTTCGCATTGGTGATTCTGTCGTGTTTCCCACATACTTTTGTACCACTGCTTATCCCCTTTCATTTACACGGAATATTCTCGTACCTTTCTGATTGGGTCTCCAAGTCACCTTAGCAATCTTACTATCGATTATGGTATTATTACCCATATATGTCTTTATCATATTGGTGTGTTCTCTCTTCTCATCTTCTAACTGAGATATCTGAGACCCAAGTTCTAAGTACTGAACAATGTGATCATCAATCAATGAGTCAGATACAATTGTGTTCTCCTCCGGATTGGCAAATCTTTCATTCAAGAACTCAGAATATGCCTCAGTCCCATCTGCCGGTGGTGCATACTGCTCATAATCGTCATTAAGGGCAAGAGCTAAACGACCTGCTTCTACTCTCTTCCAAAAATCCTCGGTCACATTGATAATCGAACTGATGATTTCTTCGTCAGCATCATACTCATGTACCTTGAAATTTCTTCCGTCCTCCAAAACAACCAAATATCCCTTGCTTACACCCAAACCCATCATATAAGTCTGCAACTGCAAGTAGTAAGATGGCGGTATTCCACCTTCCCATTGCTTGCTACTCCACCCACTTATAGTCTTAATCTCAACAATCGCTTCTACATTGTCGATATTAATCTTACCATTGCGGATTCTAATGTCCTTGGTGATAACCAGGCGATCAGGAGAGAAGAACAAATGAGGAAAAGTAGAGTTTATTATGTATCCTTCGGGCTGATACAGATTCCGAATCTTATTTCCCTGCTCATGATTCTTCATCATGGTCTCCTCGTCCTTGTCCCAATACTCGAAAATATCCGATATAGTATTTTCTAATATGGTTCCCATAAACATGGGCATATTCTGCACAGCCTTTTGGGGAATGAGACCGATTTTCTGGTAGTACAACTCAGCCGGACTCTTCCAACTATTTACACCCATCAGAGTTCCAATCTCTGAAGCCCCAAGACCAGAGGTACGAAACTGCAACCATTCATCATAGGCCCTGTCTTTATTAATCTGTATTATCTGTAAACTCATTTATCTCGTGTTACCCACTTTTCAAATTCCTCAGCAGCAAGTAGCGTAAGCTCTACTAATTGCTGTGGATTATACTTTTTGTCTTCTTTGGCAATCCAATTGCCCATTAATTCAACGGCACTTTTGATAGAAGATTGTCTAATAATAGACAGTTGTTCCTGTCCATAGTGTTTCATATGGACAGGTTCAACTTTCTTTCCAATCCTGGCCGTAAGTTCGGGATTACTTACTCCTCGGCTCATAATTAAAAGGGTAAATCAGGATCTTCGCTTGCTCCCTCTGATTCAGATACAACTTCGGTCTCAACCTCAGTTACTCTTTTATCAGAGCCAAGAAATTTGTTAGCGTGTGCTACTTCCTGAACACGAGTATTGAACTCATTTACTTTGTTCATGCGGAAGGTTTCAACTTCAGACCAATCGATAGAGATAAGGTCTCCTTTTTTGTTGTACACCTCTTCAGGGTCAGGCATTCCCTCACCTCTTTTAAAGGCCCACTTAATTACTTCGCTACCCTGCTTCAAAAATAGAGCCGACCTCTTCTTTCCATCAACCTCTTTCAAGGAAGGAATAAAAGTAACTTTCTTGGTCGGGTCAATGTTAGGAGAGCAATGTGCAAAAGCAATAAAGTAAGAAGTCTGCTTAGCCGGTTGTCCGGGTTTCTCCTCGCCTTTGATGCGTATCTGCAACTGATACAATTCGTCATCCATAATGTCGATGCACAGATCCGTTCCGTACAAACCATCCCTGGTTGACAATCCAACAATGTAACCTTCAATAGAATCAAACAATTCATACTTCTTGTCACCTAAACTCTTGGCAATCTTGCCTTCTCTAATGTTGAGGTAGGTTCTACTACCCATTCCTTTGTTAAGTCCCATATCTATTTATTTTTAAAAATGTAGTGCGAAGATAATATAAGTTTTGGTAATTCCAAATTTTTTTCGTAAAATTGTAAAAGATTATGAACAACGAACTGAAAGACAGAGTGCTTGAACTTAAGAACAAGCTTAAGCGTGGCGATATGGCACGCATCGTAGAACGTGTATCGGTATTCGGTATCCAAAAGTATGACGTTTACAACATCTTGAATGGAAAAAGTCTTGTTGACACACAAAAACTTATTCTAGTAATGAAAGAAGTGAAGCGTTGTATTGATGAGAACGAACGCTATATGCAGGAATTCGAAATGAAGATAGCCGAAGGTGACGCTTGATGAATTAGAACATAGAATAATTGAACTTAAAAAAAGAGGTCTCAATATTCTAGTCGAAAATGAATTGATTGCTGAACTAAGAAGTCAGTACTACGATACTTTTATCGAAAAGAAATTAGACTCGATAACTAATCAAGTAAGAAACAATGTACGTTTTTTAGGTAGTTTACACAAAGAGTTTATTTCTTCCAATAAAATAAAAGAGTTTATGGGTATTCAGGTTGATGGTAATTTAGGTAAGATTCTCTATGGAGAATATACACTCCATTCTCTGAAAACAGCCATTATTATTGCCGAGTTCTACGGAGTACCGGTAGAAATCCTATTATTTCAAGACTTAGAAGCAAATGCGGAAACATTCAAACAGCTCTATCCTGCTCTTTTCAGACAGAGTAGAAATTAAACCCCTGTCGGTCAACGAGTGCTGGCAGGGCAAAAGATTTAAGACCAAAACGTATACAAGTTACGAGAAAGAACTTTTGTTACGTTTAGCACCATACGACTTTGAAAAGTCAAAAGAACCATTAGAGATTTCCTTGATTGTCGGTCTCAGCAATATGGCATCTGACGTAGATAATGTGGTAAAACCATTCTTAGACATTCTCCAGAAGAAGTATAATTTCAACGATAAGTACGTCTTCCGGCTCATCGTTGAAAAAAATTTGGTGGTCAAAGGGGCCGAATTCATTGAGTTTTACATAAAAAAATGC